AGTATATATACTGTAGTATATACTATAATAATACTATTTACTAGTAATGAGTATTGAGTATTGAGTACTTATACTATATACTGTATATACTATACTAATTACTAAAGAAAACAAAATAATGCTGTAGCATTATTTCCTGATTCAAGTGAAGGGTTAGCAAAAAGAGGGAATACTAATTACTAAAAAATGAAGAGTAGGACCTAAGTCCTACTCAATCATTCCATGATGCTACATGTCATCATCCAATTCTGCATCATCACCTGCACTTGCTGGAACTTCCATAAATGCATTTGCAGTACTGCTTGATACTTTACCTGCACCAAATACTTTCTCTGCAACTTTGTTTGCAAATGCAGTTGCAAGAACTTGTGATGTTTGTTCTAACATTTCCAATCTTGCAACATCTTTCCTTGTTTCAGATTGATCCAATGTATAGTTACCATCTTGTTTAAGATATAATGGTAACTCATCACGTAATGCATCCATATACATAGTATGCATTTGTGGTTCACCTGTTGCAGATTTTCTTGGATACTGCTTAAACTGTTTTGTATTTACAAACTGTTTAAGTTCTGCCGCTGAACCTTTAATGGTGTAAATGTGAAAGGTTTTACCTTTTTGCTCACCCTCTTTACGGATGTAGTTTCCTGCATAAATTGCTGTTAATGCCATTTTGTTTAAGTTTTAATGAATGAATAATTTATCAAGATAAGTTAAGGGTTAGCCAAAAGAGGGAAAAGAAAAAGTATTAGACAACGTCTAATACTCTTACTATTTGTTAAGAACATATGAATACATGCAGGTGTATTCATATGAGTTATATCTATTAATGATCCTGCACTCATTATGACCTGATATTTCACGTCTGAAATATCCCGACTCATGTTTGGACATTGTTGCAACAATTCCTCTTCATGACTTCAGTCTGTATCATTTGGACCGAAGGTTTATTGAATTATAATTCAATTTAAGTTGAGGGTTAGCAATTAAGAGGGAAATCTTAAATGCAAAAAAGAATGTGACCTATTTGGTCACAATCTTTTGAGCTGCACTGATGAAGATGGATTCATATCCAGCTTTATTAGTGTAAGTCCTGTAAAGGATATTATACAATCCACCAGATTGGATGATGTCCTTGACAACGGACTTAGGGATACGTGGCAACCACGTATCACTATTGACTTTCTTTATAACATATAGAAAGTCATGAGACTTGCAAGGATTGATGCTCACGAGAGCAGAAAGAGTTGGAAGTTGATTTTTCATAACAAATAGTTTTATTTGGTATGCAGTTCAGGGTTAGCCCATGCAATGACAGACAAAAGATTTTTTCTGGTTGAAGAAAAAAGATTTTTTCTGGCAGACACCAGACTTCCCAACCAGAACAGATGGGGGTACCCACCCAGCTGTGAAGGGCCGGGGGGTCTGATGCAGGGGGGTCACCACATGCCCTTACATATTAGAAAACCCCTCCCTTCATTCCTGAGGAAGTATCCCCCAGACTAGACAGATTGTCCCCGGGAGATATTATATGCATGAGCATATAGTGTACCGGGATATCCCAATATTGTATGCATATGCATATAACTGGTCTTATAAAGGATAATATATTATGCATTTTGTACTTATATGACTAGTTATGCATAATATAATGTGTATATTTGTAATGACCCAAACGAGGGCATGAGTTTATTTAGCACAGCAGAACCCTGGTCTAAGCAGCCAGGGTTTTTTGTATTCAAAAATTTTGTATATTGTATTATCTAAATATATAAAACCATGGCAAAGATAAAAGAAGGTACTACCAAGTTGGCTAAAGTAAAAGTGTCCCGACCTGGTATTCATGCTAAGTCCAAGACTAGCAAGTTGAAGAAAAGTAAGAACTACAAAAAAAGTTATAGGGCACAGGGTAGGTAGTAAAATATTTTATATATTTGCCTACACACTTGTTCATAATGTTTGTGTTTAAAAGTTAAAAACTAAGGAAGCCCGGATTTAATTATCTGGGCTTTTTTATTTAGAAAATTTTTTTATATTTGTGATGAACATTTAAAAACCAATATTATGGACAACACAGTAACCCCAATCCCAGAAGGGATCGTTTCAGTAAATGACACTAAAGTACTTTCATTTGGAGAACAGTTAGTAGGTATTGAATTTAATCCTTCCAATGACTCTAATGTGGCTAAAGTAAAATCAATGATGGCTGAGATTGCAAATATTCTAAAAGATGAATATAACTCTGAGTCTAAGTCTCCTGTTAAAAGCTTTTTGTTTGATCATGCAGTAGGAGAATTAGTGAGTGCACAGATGGCTGTTGTAAAGGTTATTACATTTAAGTAATGGCTCAACAATTCAGAAAGAAACCAGTTGTAATTGAAGCTATCCAATGGGATGGAAAGAATCAATTTGAAATTCTGAATTTTTGTAAGACCTGTTACTTTACAAGTCATGGTGTAGTAAAAGATCTTTACATTGATACTCTTGAAGGAGACATGCTTGCTAATGTGGGGGACTACATTATCAAAGGAGTAGCCGGGGAGTTCTATGCGTGCAAACCAGATATCTTTGCACTTACATACGAGAATGTATGACAACCCAACAGTTAGACATATGGCAGAAGTTGACAGCTGAGTCAGAGACTAACTTGGAAGCAAGAATAAAATTTGATAATATAATAAAAAGTAAAATGAGTAAAGGATTTAAAAGTTTAAGAGGGAGAGCAATCTTGTTAGATGTTCCCAAGAGAAAAGAGTCATCAATCCAGTTGAGTGCAAAGGATGAAGAAGTAATCATGCAAGAAGCTGTGAAGATGTGGAACAAACTTACCGTGTTTGCAGTAGGTGATAAAGTAGAAGAGGTATCTGTTGGAGACCAAGTCTATGTACGCACAAGTGCACTTAACATGGAAGTTGTTGAACGTATTGACATTAACGGAGAAGTTAAGTTGGTACTTAATGAAGGTGATGTTGTTATAATCTGGTAAGTCATGGTTAATACGTCAGATGAAGAGTGGGCAAAACGTGGATATACTGTAACCACTAATGGTCCTTTTCAGCACTATAGCAAAACTCCTGAAATAACAGGAAAGCTTTGTGATAATTATAAAAGCAGAATTGTAGATCTATCTGAAGGACCTAGACCAACATACTATGGTGGTAAGGATAACCAGTATGAAGTATTTAAAGTACTAGAAGCTTGGGGATTAGATAAAGATTTCTATCTTGGTAATGTAGTTAAGTATGTTGCAAGAGCTGGAAAGAAAAATAAATCTACTGAAAAAGAGGATTTACAAAAAGCTTTAGTATATTTACAAAGACGAATTGATTCATTATGATATTTGTAAAGACAGTATTACTAGTATTGGCACTTATGTTTGTAGTGTTTTTATGGTTGAGTTCAATCAATTTGACTAGACCATATTATAATCATGGATACCATATATGGGAAGAAGATAAAGATGCAAGACAACTTAGCAACATAGCAATCTTCCTCATGCTAGTAATTGTATTTTCAATTGGATATATAATAGGATAATACTCGACTCCTGCCCTGTCAAGAAAGTCCCCAGTTTACTGGGGATTTTTTTATGTCCTAAATTTTTAGTATATTAGTGTATGGCAGAGTTTAGTATTCAGGGAACATTATCCACAACAGGTACTGTGTTAGCAACAGGTAACTTGGCAGCAGGATCCGTATTAAGTAAAGTACTTGGTATGAGATTTAACAATCCTGCAGCTTATACTATTCAGTTGTATAAATATCAAGCTGAGACAGCTTCAACAGTATTAATATACAACTTGAGTTTGTCTGCCGGGGATACTGTTACTGATAACCTAGTATATGCCCTTAATAAGGGTGATCAAATAATAGCATATTCTAATATTGTTGGTACAACATATTATGCAACTGGAATCTTATAGCAATGCAGGTAGTTGATTCAAATGGTAATGTATTTGGTAATGGACTAGAGATTACTGGTTCAGATGGTAAACCTAAAGGTGGTGGATCTGGTGCTCAGGGACCTACAGGACCACAGGGTGTGCAAGGTATTACAGGCATACAAGGTTTAGTAGGTATTCAGGGTTTTACAGGTACTCAAGGAACAACAGGAACTGGTATTCAAGGTACCACAGGTTCAATAGGTCCACAAGGTGTAACCGGTACAGGCACACAGGGTACTACAGGAATACAAGGAACTACTGGGTCACAGGGTATTCAGGGAATATCTGGTGGTGGAGGAAGTTCTTCACCTGATATTCAATTATTTACTTCTTCAGGAGTATGGACTAAACCTGCTGGAGCAGTAATGGTTGAAATATATTTAGTATCAGGTGGAGGTGGTGGTGGTTCAGGCAGAAGAGGTGCTACACTTACAGCTAGATATGGTGGTGGGGGAGGTTCATCTGGTGCACATAACTCAGTAAGACTTAATGCTTCAGCATTGGGTGCTACAGAAAATGTTTGGATTGGTACAGGAGGAACTGGAGGAGCTGCCGTAACTGTTGATAATACAAATGGTAATAATGGTGGTCAAGGAACTAATTCATATTTTGGAGGAACAGGATCTCTTGCAACTGCAAAAGTAAGTGTTGGTACAGGTCAAGGAGCTGCCGGAGGAACTGCTGCAGCAAACGGAACTGGATCCTATAGTACATCTTATAATTTCAATATAACATTAGGTGCCAACTCATATACATCATCAACTAACAACCCTGGTAGTTTAGCTCCTGCAACTTTTGATGGAGCAATGAGACCATTAATGCCCGGTGGTATAGGTGGAGGTATAAGTACAACTGATGTAGTTGCAGGTGGTCAATCTGTAAGAATTACAGGAGGAGCTAATGGTCAAACTCTTTATACATCTTCAGGAAACGGAACCTTATATACAACAACAAGTATTGGTCACTTATTTATGAGTACTGGTGGAGCTGGTGGAGCATCAGGAAATGCTGCAGCTACAACCCCCGGTGTTGCAGGTGGTAATGGAGGTAATGGTGCCGGAGGTGGTGGAGGAGGAGCTTCTGCTAATGGTGCAAACTCTGGAGCTGGAGGTAACGGAGGAAATGGACTTTGTATGGTTATAACATATTTTTAATGAATAAAAGATATGCACTTATTGAAGATGGAGTTGTAGTTAATATAGTGGCTGCAATAGAAGATCCATCATATATGACTGATCTACTGTGTATTGAAGTTGACGATACTGTACAATTAGGATACCTGTATGATAATTCTACATTTACTCAACCTGCAGAATAATTATTTGCATCTTATGGATATTTTTTGTATATTATAATGTATACATTTAATATTTATAATCATGGACATTTTAAATTTTATTAGTTGGGTTAAAAAAGGGGTTAGATATATCACTACCGTCCCAACAGACACTCAGGTGTTAATTCCTCTTGCTGCTAAGGATGTAACAAGAGATGACGAATGGTTAACTTTAGCATTGAATGCTGATGGACTAAAACCTTTGTATAACAAAGGAACTGTAACTCAAGCTACTAGTATTACTACTGGTGTTACATTGAATGCTCCTGTAGGAGTTATTACAACTGTATCATCTACATTAGCATCATTAGCTGAAGCAACATTTACAGTAACTAATAGTTTTGCAAAAGCTGATTCAGTGATTCTTGTATCTACAGAATATGTAGGAGCAGGTCATGGTGATGCAGGTGTTGCGGCAAGAGCTGCAGGATCTTTCCAAATTACTGTTGCCAACCAAGGTTCAGTAGCATTAGATTCAGTGATCAAGATTCACTACATGATTATTGGATAATCATATATAAAATACTCCCCTCTACGGAGGGGAATTTTATTTAAAACATAAAGACATGTCAGTAGGAAATTTAACAGATTACGGAAATAAAGGAACTAACTTTCCTTGGCAATTAGGAATGCTTAAACTTGCTTCTTTAGCACAAGTAAAAAACTGTGCTGAAGTTACTTTAAGTAATACTAGTGTAGCATTATTAGCAACAGATATTAATAACTATTTTGCTGCAAATCCAAATTACTATTTGGTATCTAAACAAATCATTTACGTAGGTACAACCTATACAGCTTTTTTGACGGTATCAAAAGTCAAATAATAAATTATGATCCCAAAAAAACCAGACTTATTTGACAGCAGATCAAATGATAACTGTTCTGATGGACTAACTACACCTCCTCCATGTGGGCCAGGTGTACCATGTGAAGATCCTGAAAAATGTGCTGAACAATTTGATGCAGACTGTATTGTATATACAGGTGATGATATTGTATGTCAAGATACTACTGTAATTGCACAAGATACAACAGTAGCTCAAGGATTTCATAATATAGTAGACTGGGTTTGTAGTGGAACAATTATTGGATCTCAAGGAGTTCAAGGTATCCAGGGTCTTAAAGGTATTCAAGGTAATGATGGACTTCAAGGTATTACGGGTGCACAAGGACAGGTTGGTGTTACCGGATCCCAAGGAGCTATTGGTTCCACCGGAGCACAAGGTAGTGTAGGTCCTCAGGGAACTACTGGAACAGGTGGTTCTCAAGGAGCAATAGGTTCTCAAGGAAGTCAAGGAACTACTGGACCACAAGGAACAACGGGAAATACAGGAGCTCAAGGAACCACTGGTATTCAAGGAAGTCAGGGTATTCAAGGTGAGAGAGGTATAACAGGTGGTCAAGGTATCCAAGGAATTCAGGGAGTTCAAGGAACAACAGGTATACAAGGTTCATTAGGAATACAAGGGAGTACTGGTGCTCAAGGGACTATAGGGTCCCAAGGGTCACAAGGGACTCAAGGTTTACTTGGTATACAAGGAGCCACAGGAAATACAGGTAGTCAGGGGTCAACTGGTTCTACCGGTAGTCAAGGAGCTAATGGTACTCAAGGTAGTACAGGAATTACTGGTTCTCAAGGTATTCAAGGATTGCAAGGAACTATTGGATCTACAGGAAGTCAGGGTAGCAATGGAACACAGGGAGCAACAGGAAGTACTGGAAGCACCGGTAGTCAGGGCACTCAAGGAATTCAAGGGATTATAGGAAATACAGGCTCACAAGGTTCAACAGGATCTACTGGGTCACAAGGTACAACTGGAGTCCAGGGATCAACTGGAGCTACAGGATCACAAGGTAGTGTTGGATTACAAGGAATTCAAGGTTTACAGGGATCACAAGGTGTGATAGGTAATACTGGTAGTCAAGGTTCAACCGGGGCACAAGGTACTACTGGTCTAACTGGATCCCAAGGTATTCAAGGCATACAGGGATTAACTGGTAATACAGGGTCTCAAGGTAGTACTGGATCAACAGGTGCACAAGGGTCAACTGGTATTCAAGGTCTTAAAGGAGATACAGGTAGCCAGGGAGCTACTGGGAGTACTGGTACCCAAGGTGCAACAGGAATTCAGGGAAGTACTGGAGCAACCGGTATACAAGGAATACAGGGTACTCAGGGTATCCAAGGAATTACTGGAACTCAAGGATTAATAGGAACTCAAGGTACACAAGGTTCAGTAGGATTGCAAGGTGTTCAGGGAGTCCAAGGTATTTCTGGAACAGGTGGAGTTGTAGCACTTTACGGATCTTTTTATTCTACAGTTGATCAAACAGCTGCAGCTACCAATACAGAATATATAATGACTGTCAATACAACTTCTTACTCTAATGGAGTATCTGTTGTAGGCGGTACTAAAGTAACATATTCAGCTGCCGGTACATATGCTTTTAATTTTTCAGTTCAGTTCCATTATACTGGTGGAGGGGGTTCAGGTGATGTAGTTGATGTTTGGTTAAAAAAGAATGGAACTTCCGTAGCTGATTCAACTACTAAATATATTGTACCTTCTAATCTTGCTTATAATGTATCATCATTAGATTTTCTATTTACAGTAGCAGCAGGTGATTATTATGAAATAGCATGGGCTGTTAATAACACAAATATTATATTAGAGTATGATCCAGCATCAGCTCCTCATCCTGCAATTCCTTCTGTAATTATTAATACCTTCCAAGTAACTTATACGCAGTTAGGACCTCAAGGACCTACTGGATTACAAGGTGCTACTGGAATACAAGGATTAACAGGAATTCAAGGAACTCAGGGTGTACAAGGTAGTCAAGGTACTACTGGTTTACAGGGAATACAAGGTCTTCAAGGTATTATTGGAACTACTGGTGCCCAAGGTACTACGGGTTCTACAGGATCTCAGGGGGCAGTAGGAACTCAAGGTGCAACTGGATTAACAGGAAGTCAAGGTTCTACAGGTTCAACTGGTACTCAAGGAGCTACCGGCACACAAGGTGCTACCGGCACAACTGGTAGTACTGGATCCCAGGGAGCTACTGGAACTCAAGGAGCCGTAGGTGCTACTGGATCTCAGGGTATACAAGGTATAACTGGTTCTCAGGGTAGTACTGGTTCACAAGGTTCTACTGGAACAACTGGAGCACAAGGAAGCACAGGTGCACAAGGAAGTACTGGAACAACTGGAAGTCAAGGTGCCACGGGATCTACTGGTAGTCAAGGTGCAATAGGAAGTCAAGGATCTACAGGATTAACAGGAGCACAAGGACTACAAGGTATACAGGGTATTACAGGAAATACTGGTTCTACTGGTAGCCAAGGGATTCAAGGAATTCAAGGTATACAAGGTGTATTAGGAAATACTGGTTCTCAAGGGGCAACTGGAACTACCGGATCTCAAGGGTCAACAGGTAGCACAGGAAGTCAAGGGACAACAGGATCTCAAGGTTCAGTTGGAGCAACAGGTAGTCAAGGTAGTACTGGTGCTACAGGTTCACAGGGAATTCAGGGCATCCAAGGAATACAGGGAAGACAAGGTACCACCGGCTCACAAGGAACTACAGGTACCACAGGTTCTACTGGTGCACAGGGTGCCACTGGTAGTCAAGGGTTGACAGGTTCTCAAGGTTCAACCGGAAGTACTGGTGCAACTGGATCTCAAGGAACTCAAGGGATAACAGGATTACAAGGTTCAACTGGGGCAACTGGTTCTCAGGGTGCTATTGGATCAACTGGTTCCCAAGGAGCTGTGGGTAGTCAAGGATCTACCGGAGCTACTGGAAGTCAGGGAACTACAGGTAGTACTGGGGCTCAAGGTGCTGTGGGAACACAGGGTGCTATTGGTGCTACAGGAAGTCAAGGTGCTACTGGTTTACAAGGAGTTCAGGGTATTCAAGGCTTACAAGGTGTTATAGGTACAACAGGTTCAACCGGATCTCAAGGTACCCAAGGTATTACTGGTATTCAGGGTGCTACAGGAGCAACTGGAGGAACTGGTAGTCAAGGAGCAACTGGATCACAGGGGACCACTGGGACTCAAGGGACCCAAGGGTTTACCGGAGTAGGTGTTCAAGGTTTCCAAGGACTTCAGGGAATCCAGGGAATTCAAGGTATTACTGGTGGTGTTGGTATTCAAGGTATACAAGGGATACAAGGATTTTTTGGTTTACAAGGTACACAAGGTATTGAAGGAATTGGAACACAAGGTGTACAAGGTGTACAAGGACCTTCTGGTGGAGGTGGAGGAGCTATTGCTATTAAAGATGAAGGTACTACAGTTGTTGCAACTGCATCATCAATTAACTTCATAGGAACTTGTATAACTGCAACTGATGCCGGAGGTGGACAAGCTGACGTAACATTAACCTGTAATGGTTGTACTATAGATAATAGTCTTATTGGTGCTGCAGGAATGGCTACAGATCCAATTGGAGCTGGTAGTTATAATATGTGGATTGGTAGAAATCCTTTTGGATGGACTAATGGTTATTGGAATGCTGGTCCCGGTTTTGTTGCAGGAGCAATTGTCTTTTTTGCAGAATCCAATGCTAATTGTGGAATTCATTTACCACATGATTTATTTCCAGGTGATATAATTAGATTTTGTGGTTCAAGCTATTTAAGCAATGGTAATATTACAACTATTCCACAATTATCGGTAAGTCTTGTTCAATCAGATTGTACTAATTTAACAACTAATACTACTGGAAAAGTGCCAGTTTCTCCAGTTATTCCAATTACCCAATTTGATTATAAACAAACTAAAGATTATACTCTTTGTTTTTCAATTGAACATGTTGTAACACAAACATATAAGGCTTGTGACACAATATTTTTTGCAGCTTTTGGATGGGATACTACAGGATCTATAGAAGGTAGTGTTACACCAAGGGTAACATTTACATTAAACACAGAAAGAAACTGTGGAGTAGTTGACCTTACACCAAATATGGAATTACAATTATGTTGTGATCCTGCAATTGTTGATATAGTATATAATCCAGCTTTAACTGTTGGTGATTATTTTGTAGACAATGAAGGTAACTGTTGGGAAGCTCAAGCAAAAACAGCAGCTGCAGTTACTAGTTCAAGAACAGTTGTAACAAATTATGCTTCATGTGCAGCTTGTGTAACTGCTAACCCGTGTCCACAAAACTTGTATGTTGAATCATGTTGTAATCCAGGTGTAGAAACTTTTACAGCATCATTACCTGGAGTAAATGTTAATGATGTGTTTGTTGATACATATGGTTTTTGTTGGAAAGCTATTACTGAAACACCAAGCCCTATTACAGGAATAATAACAATTGATACAAATTTAGGTCCAGTTGAATGTGTAACATGTACAGATAATAATCCATGTCCTGAAATATTAGAACTTATCCCATGTTGTAAATTTATTGGAGGAGTGCCAATACTCACTACACCAGTACTATTAGGTTATTCACCTACTGATGGAGAAGTAATTGTTGATTCATTTGGTGTTTGTTATTATGTTAAAGCAGGTGGAGGAATTACAGGTAGTATAAGTGCACCATTTGTTCATTATTCGGCATCTTATGGAGTAGGATCTTATTGTGAAAATTGTATAACAGCACATCCATGTGATCCAATATATTTAACAGTAGTTAATTGCTGTACAGGTGAAACAGAAGTAATTTTATTTGATACAGTAGTTGCTCCAGAAACGGTTTTAAGTTTTAGTATAAGTACATCTCCCAATGTAGCACAATGTTGGAAAGTATTAGAATATAGTAATGTTGGAACTGCAACCATTACATTAGACAGTTTTAAGGGTCCATATAAATATTGTCAAGAATGTATTCAGGATCTAAAAAATTGTCCTGTATATTATGAAATGGCTGATTGTTGTGGAGTTTTAGCAAATGAAGTTATGTTATTACCGTATAGACCAACTGATTTATGGGCAATGAGTCGTACATATTCTGATCCTTCAGGAAAATGTTGGACAATAGTTGGACAAACTATTGCTCCAGATACTATTGCTTGGGATGGTAATTCATGGTCAGACTGTGTAGCTTGTAACACTAACTTTGCAAATTGTACAATGGTTATGTTAGCATCATGTTGCTTTGAGTATACTGGTGTAACAAGTTTAGAGTCTTTAGGTGGTGGAGCAGCAATAAATGATTATATTGTTGATCAATTTGGAATGTGTTGGAAAATACTTTCTGATTTTCCAATAGGAGACGCAACACTTAACTATATCAATGCTGTTTCAACATTTGTAAGTTGTAATGCTTGTACTGCTTCAAATCCATGTCCTGAAAATTTATATTTTACTTTCCAAAATTGCTGTACTGGAGAAACTAAAGTTGTTCTTGATTTAGCCGGTGCATTTGCTCCAGGAAGAATATATGCAATGCAAACTTCATTAGATCCTTATAGAGATGAATGTTGGAAAATGATAAGTTATAATACAACAGGAACGGTTACAATGACTATTGTTTCAATTAATGGTGCTTATAATACTTGTGATGATTGTGTTAATGGTGCCGGTGTACAATGTCATAACTATTACTTGGTGGCTGATTGCTGTGGTACTCAACCAAATAAAGTAGCTTACTTACCACAGTTTATTCATGATAATAATTATTCATTTACAGACAGTTCATTAAATTGTTGGAGAACAATTGCACCAACAATTGGACCTGCTACAATAACTTGGAGTGGTGGTTTTTATGTAGATTGTGATCAATGTGTTACATGGAATCCTTGTCCGGCATAAATAAATAATTATATTTGTTGGTAAAACCAACAGTATGAATAATTTGTGTCAACTAGCATTAGCTAATGGAGGATCTGTAAACTATCTTACAATCCCAGGAAATATAACAGAGGGGTTAGGACTTACTAACCCTTCTATACTTTCAGTAGATGGTCACTACTTACTTAATCTGAGACATGTTCAATATGCCTTGTATCACAGTGAGGGTGACCAAAGATTCCAAACTCCGTGGGGACCACTAGCATATCTTAATCCAGAAGATGACGTTACTCTCAGAACTACTAACTATTTATGTCAGTTAGATCCTAATACTTTATCAATTGATAAGTATAAAAGAGTAGATACATCTAAGTTAGATGTAACACCTGTCTGGGAATTTATTGGACTAGAAGATGCTAGACTAATTTACTGGAACGATAAGATATCTTTAACTGGTGTTAGAAGAGATGCTAAACCAGATGGTGAAGGTAGAATGGAAATCTCTGAGTTAGAAAGTGGTGCATTAGAAACTACAAGATATAGAATTGAACCTCCAGCACATTCATACTGTGAGAAGAATTGGATGCCGATTCTTGATATGCCATATCATTATGTCAAATGGACTAACCCTACAGAGGTAGTAAAGGTTGATCCCAAAATGGGAACATCTGAAACCATGTGGATAGTAGAGCAAGATGTTACATTTCCAAGAGATATCAGAGGAGGATCACAAGTTATTACTGTAGGTAACTATAGAATTGCTCTTACACATGAAGTAGACCTATGGAAAAATGAGCAAGGAAAAAAAGATGCACAGTACTACCATAGATTTATTATCTGGGATATGGAGTGGAACATAGTTGCACACTCTGATGCATTTAAGTTTATGACTGCAAATATTGAGTTCTCCTGTGGTTTAGCCTTTGATGGTAACTACTTTGTCATTCCATTTGGTTTCCAGGACTCTACGGCCTTTATATTGAAACTTCCTGTAACAGTTTTTGAACACATTTGTGACATAAAACTAGGAGTAGAATATAAAAATGAAAAGTCCCCAACTCCTGCTAAATTAGAAAAGTTCATTATGAATCCTTTCTGTGGATCATGTAACTTAGACTTGGGAGAACATTACTATGAAAATGGTCATTATGCATCTGCAATGTCTTTCTATTTAAGAGCAGCAGAGTTTTCTAAGAATGATGACTATGTATATGAGTCACTATTATTAGTAGCAAGATGTTTAGCTAAACTTGGTAGAAGAGGAACAACAGAAAAAGGTCTATGGTTAAATGCTGTGACCTTTGCACCAGAAAGACCAGAAGCATATCTATTCCTAAGTGAATGGGCAGAAGGAAGACAACAGTATCATGAAGCATATTCTTATGCAGTAATGGGACTTAAGAATGCAGCAAATGCAAAAGAAATTAGTCCTAATACAGGATATGAAGCTGCTTACCAATTACAATTCCAGAAAGCTGTGTGTGCATGGTGGATTGGTAGATCTCAAGAATCTAGAGATGAGTTTATTAAACTTGTTGGTCAAGGTCCTACATTAAGTGAGAGATACCAAAAAATGGTACAATCTAATATCACATCCTTAGGTTCCGGACCAGATCCATTCCTTAGATATCACAAAGGATTCTATGACCAGTTAAGACATAAGTTTCCGGGAGCAGAAAACATTGAGAAAAACTATTCTCAAACATACCAAGATATGTTTACTTTATCCATGCTTGATGGTAAAAGAAACGGAACATATTTTGAGATTGGTGCAGCTGACCCATTCCATGGTAGTAATACAGCTCTGTTAGAAGAGTTTGGATGGACAGGTACTTCACTTGAAATTTTAGAACATGAAGTTGAGAAATTTAAGAAACACAGAAAGAATGAAATTATCCTCTGTGATGCTACTAAGTTTGATTACTCTGTACTTAGAGGTCACATTGATTACTTACAAGTTGACTGTGAGCCACCCGCAACTACCTATGAGATCCTTACAATGTTACCTTGGGATCAATGTACTTTTGGGGTTATAACATATGAGCATGATCACTATACAGATGTATCAGGATCATTTAGAAAAAAATCTAGAAACTTCTTATTAAGCAGAGGATATGTACTTGTTGCAAGTAATATTGCACCAAATGAAACTAGTTGTTATGAAGACTGGTATGTGCATCCTAAACATGTTGACAGAGACATAATTAACAAAATGCTGGCAGCAGATGAATCAATTAAAAATGCTGAGAAGTATATGCTTGGTAAGTTGTAAAATTTTTTGTATATTATAGGTATGAAGTATTGTTTATATCTATTATTACTTGTTTCAGTTACCTCTTGTTCACTAGAGAAAAGACTAGCAAAATACTGTCCGTTATGTACACAGAAGGACAGTACTGAAACAATTATCCAATATAAAGACACAACCATTACAATACCGGGAGAAACAGTTTACATACAGGATACGTTGTATTGTGACTCTTTAGGTAATGTATTGTCTAAACTTAATGGAGTTCTTAGAGATAAGGATGGTAAGATCTTAAAGCTACAGACCAAACTCCAGAACAATGTGTATACTTCAAAGGCAAGTGTTGAGCCTATTATCAAAGTAATTAAAGGCAATGATGTATACCACACTAAAGTAGTCACCAAAACATTAAAGCCAGAAAGAATTAAATACATCCCTAGTTGGGTGATCTTTCTAGCTTATGTAGGAGGGATTGTGTTATTCATCTTGTTAATCTATATTTTATTCAAATTGATTTCAAGAAGACTACCATGAAAACTAAATTAACTCTCCTTACTTTGTCTGTATTTTCATTTTTTGCCCCAATAGAATTATGTGCAATTCTGTTAATGACAGTTATCTTTATTGACACAATAGTAAAGTTAATTTCTCTTAAGAAGATTGCATGTGAGGAAGGAAGAAAGTATAAAGA